AGTCAGAGTGGGAGTATGTTAAGCAGAGGTATCATCCTTTGTTGTTTAATCAGGAGTATTGTGCTGCTTTTGATTCTATGGCTGGGCGGGATTTGTCTGGTGAGTGGCTTAAGTATTATGAGCATGATGATTTGCGTAATGATGAGGGTAATCCGTTGAAACTTCGCCGTTATATGGGTGTTGACCCTGCGGTTAGTATGAGTGGGAAGGGCGACAGGTTCGTTATTAGTGTTGTAGGGGTTTCTGACTCTAATCAAGTGTTCTTATTGGAGCAGTATGCAGCGCGTATCCCATTTGCAGAACAATTGGAGAAGATCGAAGAGTATTATATTAATTATAAGCCTGAAATTATTGGCATTGAGTCGAATGCTTATCAGGCTGCGCTGGTTCAGCAGGCTGAACGTTTGCCTTCGATGCCTCCTATTGTTCCAATCTTTGCTAAGGGTAAGAAGTTCGAACGTATTCTTGCTATGAGTCCATTGTTTCGCATTGGCAAGGTACGTATTAAGAAGGATCATAGGGATTTTATTGATGAGTGGATTAATTATGATTCGTCTATGAGTAAACCTAAGGATGACTGCTTGGATAGTGTTGAGATTGCGCTTCGTTGTGCTGGTGCTCTTCTTGGAGAGTATGGTATAGTTGAAGAGAATAAGAGTAATCTTCCTGATTGGATCCTTGGGGATCGTCCGGGTATTAAAAAGAGAGAGAATAATTATTTTGATGAGACTATGGGGAGTGAGTGGTGAGTAATCTTATAGAGTTTAGTGTACATAGTACTGGTGCTGATGCTATTACTGGAGAGCGTATCTTTCCGGGCGAAAGCGTCTTAGATACTAATATTGCTAATAATATGACACCGTATATGAGTGATACACTTACACGATTCGTTAAGGAGAATACAATTGTTTGGTTGGCAGAACAAGCGGGATACACTCTTACTAAGCGTGATGCAGGAGATTCTGGAGACACAGAAGGTGTGGACGGAACGGATGCTATCGTTGGAGGAGGAGAAGATCCGGTTGGAGAGGCTCCGAGTGGAGGGAGCAAAACCACTAAGCGACGTTCCTCTGGGACAATTAAGGATTGATGAGGATCAGCAAGACGCTGATTGGGCATTAAAACAAGGACTTATTAGTCCTAGTGAGTATAAAGAATTACTTAATTCGGCTGGGTTAGAGGCTTCTGATCTAGAATTTATTTAAGGAGGCTAGGATTGTTAGAGACTAGTACACATTATAATGATACGATTCCTACTGGTTATGCTCCGGCAACTAGTCTCGTTAGTCGCGTTGATGAGTTGCAGCGAGGCCGCGACTTATTAGAACGCGCTTGGAAAATTAATCTTAGTTTTTACAAGGGTAAGCAATACGTTTTTTATAATAAACGCACTCGTCGCATTGAGAGTCTTGCTACTGAGGATGGAGATAAGCCTCGTTATCGTGTTCGTATCGTTGCAAATCAGATCTCTCCTAATAGTATGGGCTTGCTCGCCCGTCTTACGAAGAGCAAGCCGCAGTTTTTTGCTACTCCTACTAGTGCTGGCTATGAGAATCAGAAGGCGACTCAGGTTGCTGAGAATCTTTTGGAGCATTGGTGGAGTAAGTTTAGCCTTAGTGAGAAGCGCGAGGAGGCGATGCTTTGGAGTATTATTTGTGGTAATGGTTTTTGGAAGATTAGTTGGGATGATAAGGTTGGGTCTAGTGTTAAGGTGATGGTGGATCCGGTTAATGGTAATCCTATTATTGATCCTCTTGTTGAGCGTTTGTTTCGTGAGAACATGGATAGTATGAATGTTGATTCTTCTCAGTTTGAGACTGAGGTGTTTGAGGGCGATATTCGGGTTGATGTTATGAGTCCTTTTAATGTGTTCCTTGATGATTCTGCTCAGGTGTTTGAGGATTGTCAGTATGCTTTTTGTTCGCATCCTATGGGTGTTGAGGAAGTGTATAATCGGTTTGGTATTCGTTTGAAGGCTAATGCTGTTAATCGTTATCCTGATGAGTCTCTTCCGGGGGCGTATTCGTTTTCTTCTGGTCAGACGAAGGAGAATGTTCGTGAGATTTTTTACGGGTATTTTGTTCCTAGTCCGTCTATCCCTGAGGGTAGGGTTGTTGCGTTTACTAAGTCTCCTGATATTATTTTGTATGATGCTCCTTGGCCTTATCCGTTTAATGAGTTGCCTCTTGTTAAGTTTCCGGGTTTGCGTATTCCGGGGCAGTTGTGGGATACGAGTGTTGTTGAGCAGGCTGTTCCTTTGCAGAAGGAACTTAATCGTACGCTTAGTCAGTTGATTGAGTATAAGAATCTTACGTTGAAGCCGCAGATGTTGGCTCCGGTTGGTTCTTTGCGTCAGCGTATGACTGATGAGCCGGGTGCTATCTTTGAGTATAATCCGGTTGCGGGTAAGGTTCCTGAGGCTATTCCTATTCCGGGTTTGCCGGGTTATGTTACTCAGCATTTGGCTGATATGGGGCAGCGTTTGAAGGAGATCTTTGGTTTGACTGAACTTATGCAGGGTCAGGTTCCTCCGAATGTTGAGGCTGGTGTTGCTATTGATCTTCTTCAGGAGGCGGCTACGGATCGTTTGGCTCCTCAGATTCTTATGATGGAGAAGGCGTTGGAGCGGTGTGGTAATCTTATGCTTAATCTTGCTCAGGAGTATTATACTGAGCCTAGGCTTATGATGCTTAGTGGTGGTGCTGGTTCGAAGCCTCGTGTTGAACAGTTTGAGCATGCTGATGTTCTTAGTGGTCTTCAGATTAAGGTTGAGGCTGGTTCTGGTCTTCCGCGTACTCGTGCTGGTAAGCAGGCTCGTGTGTTTCAGATGCTTAATATGGGTTTGATTAGTCCGACTAAGGCTTATAAGTATTTGGATCTGGCTGATTTTGATAATCTTCAGGCTCAGTTTCAGGCTGATGAGGATCAGGCTATGCGTGAGCATGATAAGTTGATTGATGGTATGGTTATTAATGTGAGTGCTGCGCGGGATGCTGAGGCTCAGATGATGAATCAGATGCAGAATCCTGAGTTTGATCCTGAGACTGGTGAGCCTATGCAAATGGATCCGAATATGTTGCAGCAGAGTATGGATGCTGGTTTGCAGCCGTTGCCGTTTGAGAATAAGGCTACGCATTTGGAAACGCATGGTGCTTATATGAAGTCTCAAGAGTTTGAGTTGCTTCCTCCTGATGTTCAGGGTCGTTTTTATAAGCATTTTGAGTTGACGCAGCAGGCTGTTGCTGCTGAGTCTAATCCGCCTGTTGAGGCTCCGCGTGTGTCGCTTCAGTTGCGTGGTGCTGTTGGGCCTACGGTTGGTTCTAAGATGCTTAATCAGGCTGGTGTTGAGAATGTTACTCCTGAGGAGTTGCTTGAGCCGCCGCTTGATACGGTTGTTATTGATAATAAGGATAAGCCTAATGAGGGTGATCAGACTGGTATGGATCAGTCTAAGATTCAGCAGGACTTGCTTAATAAGATTATGGAGCAGGATATGATGAATTCTCAGAAGCAGCGGTTTGCTGCGTTGGAGGAGGCGCGTAAGGTTGGCTTCTAGAACTGAGTGGACGGATGAGGCGAAGGCACAGATTTATGTGCAGTGGATTGCGAATGATCGTAATGTTCGTAAGACTTCGCGTGAGTTTGGTATTCCTCATGGTACTTTGAGGTATTGGACTAAGGATTGGGAGGAGAATGGTCCTCCTGCTGAGTTAGAGGATAAGATTGCGAACGATGCGTATGAGTTTGTTCATCATGCTAATCGGGTACGCGAACAGGCAATGCTTAAGTTGGAGGAACTTATTCCTCAGGCCGAGTCGAAGCAGTTGTCTGCAATCGCTACTGTGGTTGGTATTATGGATGATAAGATTCGTCTTGCGTCTGGTCTTGCTACGAAGCGTACGGAGAATACGTATGTGCTTCCTAGTAAGAGTGACGTTAAAGAACTTATGGGTGCGTTTGTTGAGGGGCTTGTTGGTTCGGCAGAGGATCGTGCTAACGAGATTATTGATGTGGAAGTTGTGGAGCAACCCATAATGGGACTCCCTAAACCCAAGGAGTAGATAGTGGATATTGATATGGAAAGCGCGATTAATGCGCTTGTAGGGGATGAAGCCCCTGTACAGGACACGCCTATGGATAACACTCCCGCTGTGGAGCAGGTTGTTGAGGAATCCTTTACTGGTCTTGATCCTTCGAATCTTCCTGAGGATCTTCAGTTGTATTATAAGAATATGCAGGCTGATTATACTAGGAAAACGCAGGAGATTGCTGAGCAGCGTAAGCAGTATCAGCAGTTGACTGAGTATGGGATTGATCCGAATTATGCGTTGGAAGCGGTTGGCTTCTTGCAGCGGTTGGACAGTGACCCGGCTTTTGCGGCTGAGGTTGCGAGTCAATTAGCGCCACAGCAGGAATACCCAGTGCCAGCACAGCAGTTTAGTGAAGATAGTATTCCCAATAATGATGGAGATTACGGTAATCTTTCTCCAGAATTGCAGGCCGAGTTACAGGCTATGCGAGAGTTTCGTTCTTCTTTTAATGAGCAGCAGGAACAGCAGGAAATGCTGTTTGAGTTGCAGCAGGAAGAGCAGGCTATTCGTACACAGTATCCGCATTATACTGATTCGGATATTGAGAATATTTATCAGGTTGCTCATTCTACTGATGGTGATCTTCTTGCAGCGCAAGAGGTTTATAATAGTATGGAGCAGAGTATTTTGAATAAGTATTTGCAGTCTAAACAGGTACCGCAGGGAATTACAAGTCCCAGTGGTGGGCCTGCGAGTGTTCCGGGTAGATCTTTTGCTAATCTTGATGAGGCGCATAAGGCTGCTATGGAGAAGTTACGTAATCTCTAATAATTAATAATATTATTGGAGGTTTCAAATGGGTGCAGATCTTAGTACTGTTAGTAGCATTCTCAAGGAGTATTACCTTGGGCCTGTGCAGGAGCAGTTGAATAATGAAGTTCTTCTTCTGTCGCGGCTTGAGTCGCGTTCGGAGGATCTTGTTGGTAAGGCGGCTTTCGTGCCGCTTCATACTGGGCGTTCGTCTGGTATTGGTGCTGTTGGTGAAGACGCGGCTCTGCCTGCGGCTGGTAATCAGACGTATGCTCGTGCCGAGTACGATCTGAAGTACCTGTATGGTCGCATTCGCGTCACTGGTCCTTCGATGGCTAAGACGAAGAGCGATGCTGGTGCTTTCCTTCAGACCCTTAAGGGCGAGATGGACGGCGTTCGTGCCGACTTGGTCAAGGACCTTGCTCGTCAGGTGTATGGTACGGGTGATGGTGTTATTGCTACGGGTACTCCGGATGCTACGACTGCCACTACGCATACGATTACGCTTGCGAACTGGGAGCCGTTGAAGAAGGGTCAGTTGTATGTTGGTCAGGTAGTTAATTGTTTCGTTCAGTCTACGGGTGTTGCCACGGCTGGTACGCTTACGGACTTTACGATTTCGGCTGTGTCTATTGTTGGCGCTACTGATTCGACTATTACTGTGACTAGTGCTAGTGTTGCTATGACGGCTGTGTTGGTTGCGATTACTCGTTCTGGTAGCGTTACTGCTGCACAGGCGCTTAATCGTTTCAATAACACGAGTCGTTCGAATGAGATTGACGGGATTCAGCGAATGGTGAACTCGTTTGCTCCTGCTGCTGCTTCGGCTGCGGATGGTACTTACTCTAGTGCTACGCTTGCTACTGCTCGTGGTAAGTCTAATTCGTTTGGTAAGATTGATGCGTATACGTCTACGTATTGGGATAATCAGCGTACCGGTACGTATGGTAATACTGATGCTCTTACGATTATGCGTATTCAGGAGGCCATTAACCTTGGTCGCCAGCAGGGCGCTATGCCTTCTGCAATGATTACGTCGCTTGGTGTGCAGCGCGAGTTTTATCGCCTGCTTCAGGCTAATCAGCAGTTCGTTGCTCCGGGTGATACCGCCTATGCGTCTGGTTTTAGTACGCTGACGTATAATGGTATGCCGGTTATTGCTGATCTGGATGCTCCGTATGGTCAGATGTACATTCTGGATGAGTCCACCATTAAGGTGTTCTCGGATCAGGATTGGCATTTCCTTGATGGTGATGGTCAGACGCTTCGTCAGGTTGCTGATCGTGACGCTTATGAGGCTGTCATGGTTCGTTACATGAATATTGGTGCGACGAATCGCCGCAAGAACGTGGTTATTAATGGTATTGGTGTTAATGGTTCTGCGGATGCTGGTGTGTAAGTGATTGTTTGGGAGAGGGGCTTTCGCCCCTCTCCCATTCTTCTATAGTAAGGAGGCGCGGACTGTGAGTA